TTCATCTTCATGGTTAGATGGAATGGATCCAGATGATAAGCAACATTATGATTCTTTGTTTGAAAAAATAGATTCATTAATAAAGGGTAGTGAATTTGAACATTTAAATGAAGCAACCCCTGAAGGTGTTATTAAAAAATTAAACAAAGTACAAATTAATAAAGTATTCTTTTACATAATAGAAAATACTGGATCATCGTATACCAGGATAGATTTATTTAGTGTTCTTTCAGATTACTTTGATGTATTTCCTAATAAGTTCTATAATTCATTATCAAATAAATTTAAAGATGAATTAATCGAAGAGCTAGATAAAAAATACAATATTTTAGAAAAAAGAAAAATTAGAAAATTATTTTAATATGGCAAAAAGAATATGGATGGTATCCGATTCACATTTAGGCTGTAGATCAAATTCTGTTTTATGGCTTAATATAATTGAAGATTACTTTTTTAAATTTTTTATACCTTTAGTAAAAAAAGAATATAAGAAAGGTGATGTTCTTTACCATTTAGGTGATGTATTTGATAATAGGCAAAGTGTTAATTTAGCAGCACAAGATTTGGCAATTAGAGTATTTGAAGAACTAGGTAAAATATTTCCAGACATTCATATCATTGTAGGTAATCATGATATAATGAGAAAAAATTCAAATGAAATTTCATCTGTTGACTGTTTAAAATATTTACCTAATGTAAATGTATTAAAAGAACCTAAGATTTTAAAATATAAAGATGCTACATGTTTACTTATGCCATGGAGAAGAGATCATCAACATGAAAAAGAAACAATAGATTCTGTGAAAGGCGATATTGATTATATGTTTTGCCATACAGAAACACAAGGTGTTCAAATTAGTCCTAGTACAAAACATTTACATGAAGGTGGTAATGTAGTAGGAATATTTAAAAGATTCAAAAGAGTTTATTCTGGTCATATTCATTATAGACAAGATAAAGAAAATTTTATTCTTGTAGGTAATCCTTATCAAATGACTAGATCTGATAGAGATAATCAAAAAGGTATTTATGTATTAGACTTAGAAACTGGTAAACATGAGTTTTTTGAAAATAAACAAAGTCCAGTTTTTCTTAGGTATTATATTAATCAAATATTGGAAATGAGAATGGAAGATATTGAAAAAGAAATAAAAGATAATTTTGTAGATATCTTTATACCTTCAAATGTACTAGGTAAATATAACATTAATATGTTTATGGACTATCTTGATGGTTTAGCTAGAAAATTAGAACCGAGAATTTATGATGAAGATAATCCGTTTGATATTGAGGATGGTGAATTATCAGACTTTAATGGTGAAATGAATTTAATGAATATTGCAGCAGAGCACATTAATTCTTTAGATTATGATGATGATTTAAAAGAAAGATTAAAAGTATCGGTACAAGAATTATATAAAAGAACAATATCACCAAGCTATGAAAATTAAAAAAGTAGAGTTTAAGAATTTTGCAAGTTATGGAAATAGGTTGCAGGTTATAGATTTTGAAGAAGATAAGAGTAACTTATATTTAGTTCTTGGTGGTAATGGTGCAGGTAAAAGTACATTAGCAAAAGTAATAACATATATGTGTTATGGTAAAGTAGAAGGGGCAACCTTAAAAGATTTACCTAACAGAGTTAATGGTGAACTGTATGGAAGAATATGGTTAGAATCAAAAGGTAATAAAATTGAAATTGAGAGAGGTATTAATCCTGGTATTTTTAATGTTAAAATTAATGGTGCTGAATATGATGTTGCAGGTAAAGTAAACTTACAAGAATTTTTAGAAACAGAAATTTATGAAATACCTTATCACGTTTTTAAGAATGTAATTATTCTTTCGGTTAATGATTTTAAATCTTTTATTACAATGTCACCGTATGATAAGAAAAGAATTATAGATAAGATATTTGGTTTTTCAGTTATTAATGAAATGGCTGAATTAGTTAAAGAACAACGCAGAGGTATTATTGAGGATATAAGAACTTATGAAGATGAAATAAGAACTCTTAATGAATCTATTGGATCTGTTTATGACAAGATAGAACAAATTGAATTACTTACAGCAGAAAAAGATAAATCTAAAGTTACTAAACTAAAAACTGATTTAGTTGAGTTAAATGAAAGAAGAAAAAAATTAAAAGGGTTTACTACAAAGACAAAAGAAAAATTGGAGGAATTAGATTTAGCATCTAGAAATAAAGCCTCAGAACATTCTACACTACAGCATAAAATTTTAAATATAAAAAGTGATTTAAAATTATTTGAAAATTCTACATGCCCTACATGTACAGCTCCACTTACTTCTGATTTTCACTTAGATATTAAAAAAGAAAAAGAAGAGTCTCTTATTACATTAGAAGAAGAATTTATTAATATTAAAAAAGAGTATGAAGATTCAGTTACTAAGTTAACAGATTTAAGGCACAAAGGTAGAGACATATATGAAAGGCTAGGTGGTTTAGAAGTTGAAATGGAAAATCTAAAATCTGAATTAATTAAAATAGCTGATAAAGATGAATCGGATTCATCAACTAACCTAAAGCAATTAGTAAAAGATTTTAAAGTTCGTAAAGATGATAAGTCGTCTGGTAAATTAAAAAGTGAAAGTGAAGATTATTATTTAACCATACTTGAAAACTTAATGGGTGAAGGTGGAATTAAAAATTTAGCAGTAAGATCTATCTTGCCTTCTTTTAATAATCATATACTTTTAATGGGTAGGGAAATGGGAATTCCTTTTGGTATAAAATTTGATGATAAATTTAATTGTACACTTCACCACCTAGGAACTGAGATTAGCCCAAAGACATTAAGTACAGGTGAAAAGAAAAAGGTAGACTTTGTAATTATTATGGCTTTAATGAAAATGATTAAAGTCAGGTTTCCATCTTTAAACATTTTATTCTTAGATGAAATATTTTCTTCAATTGATTCTGATGGTGTATATCATATAATTAATATCCTACATGATACTATACAAGATATAGGTTTAAATACATTTGTGATTAATCATACAGTATTGCCTAGTGAATATTTTGATAAAAAGTTAGAAATTACAAAAGATGCAGGCTTTAGTGAATTTACAATTGAAACTATTGGATAAATATAATACAAGAAAAATTAAAAATGACTAATGTCAGCATATAATCAAGAGTTTAATAAAGACAACACTATACTGCGTTATATTATAGTAGCTCTTTTAGCCGAGCTAAAAGATAAAGTTTATTATTATAACCAAGTAGATGAAGATAATATAAAGAAAATATCAGTACCTTTTTATTATTCAATAACAGGAGACGGTAGATTTTTAATGGATAATTTTTTGTTTGATGCAGAAGCAAAAGGTAAAGCTATCGGTGATTATGAAGTAGTACCAAGAGGTATTATACAGTTAACTGGAATATCCATAGATTCAGGTAGCCAAACAAACAAGTTCGCTAGAAGTGAGTTTGTACAAGAATGGGAAGGTGTATTAAAGACTTTTTCAATGGAAACAAATTTTCTTCCACTTAATATGTCTTTTGATTGTACTGTTGTATGTTCATCTAATTTAGAAATGTTAAAGGTTACAGAATCTTTAATGAGTAAGATTTATAAAAATACTTTATTTCAAATTGATTTAGGTATGATGAGAGTTGCAGGAACATTTGCAGTCCCAGAAGATTATGCACAAAACAGATTATTTGAATTCCAATTAAATGATAAAAAAGAATGGAGTGTAACATTTCCAATAGAGGTGCAATCATTTATGCCAGTATTTGAAAGTGGTATTTTAATTCCTGAAGTAAGTCTTATGACAAGAGCTGCTATAAAAGCAAATCCTAATGCTCAAGGGGTTGGTATGTTAAGATCAGGTTCTAATAATGAATTAGGCATTTTCTTTGGTGGAATATTTCAGAAATTTGAATACACAAGTGAAAGTATTTTAAAGATGCAACCTAGTGGATTAGTTAGTAATAAAGGATACATTAATCCAGATGCTATACAAACAGGCGGTCCTTATATAGATACATCAGTATCATCTGCCCCAATTGTACCTGAATCGTTGGATAGCTTAAATTACAGGAACGCAGATAGGATCCCAAAGGTAGATGAATCAGGACTAGGAAGTGTAGATGATGGCTTTGGAAAGTGACAAACAATTAATCAAAGAGACTTATAATATATAAAACAAATCAAATAGTGTAATATGGAAAACACAATCAACGAAGGACAAACACAAGTTTATGCAGATGGGGCAATTGATGCTCAACCTGGTGTAAATACGTCTGCTCCTTACTTAAATCAACCAAGCCAGCAATTAATGGATATAATTCATGTATTGTTTAGCCAAAGTGGTAGAATGTCAGATATTGATAATGATGGTAAAATTGATCATAGTGGATCTATGACAGATCAACAAGTCATGACAATTTTGGTAGGAATGGGAATTCCACAACAAATGGCAATGAGCGGTATTTCAAAGTATCGTGAAAGCATGCCAGATCAATCCGATATATACACTGAAAATAATAATAAACAAAAAAATCATAACAAAATGAAATTTACATTAACAGACCTATACGAAAACGTTGTGGATAGTATTAATGGACTAAAGGCAATGGATAATGACAATTCCAGAGTTTCGTATTCTGTTAAAGAATCTTTAACGATTTTGGAAAATGCAATAACTGCATTTCCAATGAAACTGAAAAATGCAGATCTTTCTGCTATTAGTGAAGAGTTAGAAAATTCAGTTAGCCCAGATCTTAAATTTAAAATTGCAAGAAACTTATATACTAAATTAGCTCAATCAACTTGGTTAAATCCAATTTCTGAATTGAGAGAGTATATAATGGAATCATATAATAATGCTAAATGGGAATTTAGAATTAGTGAATCTATTGCAAGAACAGAAAATCAAAAAGGAAAACTAATAGAATCATTTAATTCAGATTTAGTTTCTTTATTAAATGAATCAGATGTAAAATCTAAATTTGCTGTTGTTGCTGCAAAGCACCCATGGTCAACAGATGCTAAGCAAATAGTAAATGAAATGAATGCTGAAGATCAAAAGGTTGCATCTACTGCAAATGGTAAAGTTGTATCTGTGCTTTCTCCAGTATTAGAATCTGAAGAAGGATTAACATTTAACTTACACGGAAAGAATTATACTTATAATGGAACCGACATTACTGAAGCTAATGTAACTGATCCAAGATTCTTCGATGTATCTGAAGGTTTAGCTATGTTCTCAAGAAATGGAAACATTCTTTCATTACATGGAGAAAACGGTAAATCATTAGAATACAACATTACTGAAGGTACTTTAACGATGGGTAAAATTGATATGACTAATTATAGTATAATTGAATTAAAGGAATCTTTATTGGCAACTAATTTCTCAGGATACAGAAACCAATGGCAAAATGATAAAATTTGTAAATTCTTTGAATCAGTCGATATGATTGCTGAAATGGATAATTTTACAACTATTCAAAATCAAGAATTTGCTGATGTATTTTTAACAATGATCGGAGTAAATGAAGGTATATACATTAATAAAGTAAATCCTGGAATGAACTTAAATGAAATGTCAAAAATTGATACTGCTACAGAAACTGTTGAAATAGTAAAAGAATTTATTAACTTTGATGTTTCTCCAATTCTTTCTGAAAGATTAATTGCAGAGAATAATGAAAAGGCAATTGATGAAAACAAAAGAAAAGATCTTACTGATTCTATTTCTTTCTTAGAAGAAAAGAAATCTGAAGTTGAAGCCGCTATTAAGAAGTTAGGTGAAACTGAAGAATTAACTGAAGCTTTAAATTTATTAGCTGAAGAGTTAAAAGGAAAAGAAAAAGAATTAGCTGATTCATATATTTCTGAAAAAAAAAGTAAAGACGACTATTTAAATGATGGTTTCGTAGAAGCATTAGTTAAAAAGAACGGTAATGGCTTAAAAAAGAAACAAGAAGTATTAGTTTCTGCTGAAGAATATGCTTCACTAGGCGATGATGATATGTTAAGTGTAATTGTTCCTAAAGATGGAAAAAGTATAGTAATGCCAAAAGGCGATTTAGAAGTTAAGATTTAAATAGTAACTCTACATCTAATAATAATTAGAGGACCGATTGAATTAAACAATCGGTCCTTTCTTGTATATAATAATAAATAAATCAAAGCTAATGGCAAGAAAAAGAAATTACCTAAACAACAGAGACCTCCTCGATCAAATTGTTTTATCAAAAGAATTAGGAGAACTGACACCGAAGGCACTAGAATTTTTAATGTTACTAGCTGATAAGTGTTCAAGAAAATTAACATACAGAAACCCAGAAGATAGGCAAGATTGTATTGCCTATGCTTATATGGATCTTTATAGATATTGGAGAAATTTTAATCCTGAAAAAAGTACTAATGCATTTGCTTATTTTACTGAAATAGCAAAAAGAGGATTTGCAAAAGGTTGGAATAAATTACACCCAAAGAAATATCATGGCACTGTTTCAATTAACGGTAGTGCTGATAGTGAAGGAATCTATACAATATAAAATAGTGAATGAGTATAAAGAAGGTAAAGCCTACTTCAAAGTCTGGATTTAAACAAGGTTATTATAAACCTAAATACCCTCAAAAGTACAGAGGAGAAGGTCCAATCATATATAGAAGTAGTTGGGAAAGAAAATTTTGTTATTGGTGTGATCATAATATGGATGTGATTTACTGGATATCAGAACCGTTCTCTATACCTTATTTTAATTTGTTAGATAATAAGTTTCATAAGTATTATCCTGACTTTTTCTTTAAAATGAAAAAAGGAGACAAGACAGAAGAATATGTAGTAGAAATAAAACCTAAGGCTCAATTACAAAAACCTAAGGAACCAAAAAGAAAAACTGCAAAGGCATTAAAGAATTTTAAATATGCCTATGAATCGTATGTTAGAAATTTGTGTAAACAAAACGCATTAAATAAAATGGCAAAAGAAAGAAATTGTAAAGTAATGCTATTAACTGAAGACTCAAAATTATTCTAATGGCATTAATAGGAACATTCACAGAAGACTTAGAAATTTACCTTACTGAAAATAAAGGTAGAAATCGTGCATCTAAAAAATCACAAATAGATATACCTCGAATTTCTGCAAAGGCTGATGGTGTTTTAAATCCTGGTCAAATGTATAGTTTTTATTATTATACTAAAGATGAGGCTTTTTATGACTCACACCCGCTAGTTATAGGTTTAGGAGAATCTGATAATGGGCATCAGTTAGGTATTAATTTACATTATATGCCGTATGAAGCAAGAATACCTTTTTTAACTGAATTGACAGTTTCTTTAAAAAGCCAAATTGCTGGTTTACTTAAAGGTAGTGCATTAGGTAATCCTAAAGCCCAGGCACCTATTACTGCATTTAGGTGGGAATTTGTAAAAAGAGCATTTGGTAGAAAATATAATTTAACTTACTGTACAAGGCAGTATATAATAAAGAAAATGAAAAACCCTTATGTCTTAGGATATGAGGATTGGCATGTTGGCGCAGTTAATAATGAAAGTGATTTTTATGGTGGAAATATAAACGAGGCACAATCATTATACTACAAGAATATATAAAATAATAAAAAATAAGAATATGGCAGGTTTTACAGATAGAAGAGGTCCTTTAAGTACAGGGAACCCAGTACGAAAGCTTCTTAAAGATCTTTCTAATTTAGGAATGGCTTATGATGATATGATCATTCGTAATTCTAGAGCAGTAGGTTTTACTGAAAATCAAATGGGTTATTCATTTAATCCTATGGGTTCAGATGGTGATGATATGTATGGTGCATTTGCTGCGCTATCATTGACTGATACTAACATGAAGAAAAATATTGCATTTTTCGACCAAGACTACACCAGAAAAAGAGACCAACTTAGAACCTTTGCAGTACAAGATGAAATAGAGGATATCTTAGATGTATTAACTGATGAAGCAATTGTATTTGATGAATCTAATTACATGGCTTATGCAGACTTTAATGGTCATATTGGAGAATCAATTGAAGAAGAGATTGCTGATGTATATAATAATATCTATAATTACTTCGGATTTAATGATTCAGTTGCTCCATGGAATTATTTTAGAAAATGGCTAATCGATGGATATCTTGCATTTGAAATAGTTTATAATGATAAGCAAACCGAGATTATTGGTTTTAAAGAATTAGATCCTATATCATTAATGCCAGGTATTGATACTGATGATGGTAAAAAAGTTTGGATTCAATATAAAGGCGAAGGGGCAAAGGAGAGAACATTATGGGATTCTCAAATAATTTATATTTCATATTCACAAGTTAATTCTCCAATGAGAATATCTTATGTTGAAAGATTAATAAGATCTTTTAATCTATTAAGAATAATGGAACACAGTAGAATTATCTGGGCAGTATCTAATGCTTCATTTAAAACACAATTTACAATACCTGTTGGTGGTAAATCAAAAACCAGAGCAAAACAATCTCTAGCAACATTAATGAATTCATATCGTGAGGTTGTAGACTTTAACTTTGAGAGTGGTGAGATTCAAACAAATGGTAAACCAATGATGCCGTTTAATAAAGAATACTGGTTACCTTCTAAAGATGGCGATGCTCCAGAAATTCAAACAATAGGTGGGGATGGTCCTGATTTAGGTGATACTGAATCTTTAAAATATTTCTCTGATAAATTACAATTAGCTTCTAAGATACCATTTTCTAGGTTTGATAGAGAAGGTGGTAATACTTATGATATGGAAGCAAGTGGTATGCTAAGAGATGAAATTAAGTTTGGAAGGTTTATTTCAAGATTAAGATCAATATGGCAAGAAATATTAGTTAAGCCAATGTATCTACAAATGTGTCTTAATCATCCTGAATTAAAAAATGATATTGCATTTAAAGCCGGTTTAGGATTAAACTTTATGAAAGATAATGTATTTGAAGAAATGAAAGAAATGGAGTTACAGACAAAGCGTGTTGATTTTATTGGTAATATGAAAACTCAATTAAGTACAATGACTGCTGAAATGGAAGAAATACCATATTTTGATTTAGGATTCTTAATTAAGAGATATGGTGGATTTACACGCGATGATATTAAAGCAAACGCTCGTGCTAAAGAACGTACTGACTTAGAAGCAGAGGGATATAAAAACGAAGATATTGAAAAGATTCTTTTAGGCGCTAATCCTAAAGATTTTAAGCCAGAGAAGAAAGATGATGGTATAGATGATGACCCATTAGCTGGAATCTAAAAACTAATAAGAGTTATAATATATAAAACAAATAATAACTAGAAAGATGTCAAATAAGAAACTTTTAATTCTAGAAAGATCTAAGTCTAATTTAAGTATGACAAAGGATGCCGATGGCTCTGTTGTTCTTGAAGGTGTATTTACTGAGATCGGAGTAAAGAATAAAAACAATAGAATTTATGAAGAAGCTGAAGTTCTTCCTCATATTAATGAACTAAAAGAAAAAGTTAAAACAAATAAACTTTTAGGTGAATTAGATCACCCTAAAGATTTTGACATTAGCCTATCAAATGTATCTCACGTTATCGAAGATTTAGAATACGATAAAGATAAGAAACAAGTTCTAGGAAGAATAAGATTATTAAATACTTCAAAAGGTAAAGAAGCTCAAGCATTAATAGAAGATGGTATTCCATTACATATTTCTAGTAGAGCAGCTGGAACAGTTGATGAAGCTGGAAAGGTTAAAATTAAAAAATTCTTTACGTATGATTTAGTTGCAGATCCTGGATTTGAAAATGCTGAATTATCAAAGGTAAACGAATCTTATGGATTCGGTGATACTGAAGGTTTATACATTTATGAAATGGAAGATACTAAAGAAGAAATAAATAAAACAAATAAAACAGATCTAACAATGGAAAATACATCCGGAAATTTTGTAACTGTTGAGGATTTCAATAAGTACACTGAATATGTAAAAGATACTTTAGACAGTGTTAAGGAATCTGCTAACTCAAACAGTGATGAACTATTACAAAAACTAGTTACATATACTGAGCATATTGCAGAGAAAGTAAATCAGGTAACTGATTATACTGAATACTTATCAGAAAATCTTGACAAGAGTATATCTCACTCTGACTACTTAGCAGAGAATATAGATAAAATTAAAAATTACGCTTCTTATTTAGGAGAAGAACTAGATAGTTCTATTCAATATACTGAGCATGTTGCTGAACAAGCAGACAAAGGAATTGAGTATTCTAATTATTTAGGAGAAAAACTAGAAAAAGGAATTGACTATTCAGAATATGTTGCTGAAACTGTTGATAAGAATATTGCTTATTCAGAATATCTTGGTGAAAATTTAACTAAGTCTATTAAATATTCGGAGTATATTGCTGAAAATGCAAATACTGTTGAAGGAACATCAATTAATGAATCTGCTGTTAATGAATATGGCAAAATGAAAGAAGGATATACTCCAACTATGGAAGAAGTTTCTAAATGTATGGGAGAAGGTATGAAATACGAACAAGTATGCGAACAATATCCTGATGCTGACAAAGGCGCAATAAAGGAAATGTGCGATAAGTGTATGCAAGAAGAAAAGAAATCTTACAAAGATACTATTAGTGAAAAATTAGAAAGTTTAATTTCTAAGGCTGAAGCTAAGAATGTTTCTGAAATGCACTTTATGAATTTCTTATCAGAATCTAAAAAGAATCAATTTGATTCTTTGGCTGATGACAAAAAAGTTCTATTAGTTGAATCAATGAATTCAAATCAAATCATGTCAACTGTGCAAGCAGAGAATGTTTGGGATTCATGTTTTATAACTGAAAGAAAGGCAATTAACTTTATTAATGATATGCCATCAAAGTATTCTGATAAATGGAATGCTCTTTCTGAAAATAGAAAAGAACAAATCATATCAGAATCTAAATTCCATTCGTTAAGTACTCCTTATGCCATTAATAACTTTTGGCAAACAAGAGATCTTAGAGATACTCAAATGAATTTAGAAACTCTGAACGAAAGTAAAACTGCTGCTGAGGCTGCTCAAACTAAAACTGAGCCATTATTAAATGAAAGCTATTCAGCAGATTTAATTCAAAAAATGAAATTCAGATTAAATAGATAATCATTTAATCTAAACAATATAATCGAATAGTCAAGAAGAAAAGGACTCAGGCGATTAGAAACGGAATATTAATAGTATTCCACAAAATGCGAAAAATAATTTTAAATAATGTACGCAAATCAATTAATCAACGAGGCTGAGGTTCAAAAGACTTGGGGACCTGTTATTGAGGAAAGTACTGGAATTACTGAAAAGTCTAAGTTATCTTGGATGTCTAAGTACTGCCATTACCATAACCTTAATGAGAGTGTTTACAATACTGTACACCTTAACCCGAACATGAATGTTCAAAGTATGGGGAACGTAACATTGCCAGGAAACCCTGGATCAATGAATGCTTTCCCAGCACAAGCTGCTGGATCTGGTGACAGACCTTTTTCTTTGCTACCACTTGCAATGCAAGTAGCTGCTCAGACTGTAGGTTTAGACTTAGTACCTGTAGTACCAATGCAAGGCCCAATGGGAGTTTTAACTTACCTAGACTTTGTATATGGTGGAGGTAGAGGATCAGGAGCTCCATTAAACGGCGCTTTAGATACTACTGCTGCTCCATTACTAATTAAATTTAGTGTAGCTAATACAGATGCATCTGCTTTTGCAGTAAATGATCTTTATTATGCAGATCCAATCGCTGTTCCAACTGTAGCTCAGGCTGTAGGTGCTGCTTACGAATTAACTTACGTAGGTGCTTCAAGAATAGACGGATTACAAATATTTAGAGTAAGAGCAAATACAACAGCACTTAATGTTGCTGCTGGAACTGCAGGAAACTCTGGATTCAATTATGCTCAAGGTGCTGAAACTGCTTCTGGAACTATTTACAATTCAATTGTACAAGCTGGAAGATTATACGGTTTAGCAAGAGTAAACGGAGTAAGACCTGCATTAGGTGCTGCAATCGTAGGATTCGGTATTGCTGGTACTAACGCTGTTGCTCAAGTAACTGCAACTGCTCAAGGTGGTTCTCAGTTAGGTTTAGTAAAAGCTCTAGAAGATCATATTTCTGGTTTCTCTGGTAATGCTTTTCAACCTGCAAATGATCCTGCTACTGGCGGGCCTGCTTTTGCTAACCAGAATGCTAACGGTTTAGATCCTTACTTAAGAGGTGTAGGTGAATCAACTGTTGATAACGTTATGGGACTAAGCTTATTCAACAAGTCTGTAGCTGCTGAAACTTTCCAAGTTGCTGCTGCTGTGACTAGAGAACAAGTTCAAGATCTGAAGCAATTCGGAATTGATGCTGTTGCTCAAGTTGAAGCTGTATTGGTAAATGAGTTAACTCAATCTATCAATAAATACATCTTAGACAGAATCTTTAGAAATGGAACTACAAATGCTGTAAATATCCAAGCTGTTTCTGGAACTATGTTATCTGATGCATACAACACAGCTGCTGCTGCTGCAAATAACGTTACGTTAACTGCTAATAATACAACAAATGTTGCTCAGGTAGTTGCTGTTGGTGCTGCAACGCTAGTTGGACAAGGTGGAAACACACAAGGAGATCTACAACGTAGAATCTATACTAAAATTCTTGCTGCAAGTAACTTAATTGCTACTAGAGGAAGAAGAGGACCTGCATCATTTGCAGTAACAGGTGGAGAAATGGCAACTGCTCTTCAATCTGTAGCTGGATTTATTGCATATCCGTTATCTAATACAGTTAACCAAGCTGGTGGATCTTTATATCCAATCGGTGCAATTGCTGGGGTAACAATCTATGTAGATCCTAACAGAGCTTTTAATGACTATACTATAGCAGTAGGTCGTAAAGGTGATGGTAACTCTCCTGGATTAGTATTTATGCCTTACTTAATGGCTGAATCAGTAGAAACAATCGCAGAAGGAACTATGGCTCCTAAAATCGCGGTTAAATCTAGATTTGCTTTAGTAGATGCTGGATTCAATCCTGAGTTAATGTATTACACAATGGGCTTTACGTTCACTGGTGGAGCTTCTATTATCTAATAGAAACTTTATTTAATACTTTATATAGAAAGCCACTCTTCGGAGTGGCTTTTTTGTTCTTACTGCTTTAATATATAAAACAATTAAAAACAATAATAGATCATGGCAAAATTAAAGACATATACAGAATTTGTTAACGAAGCACTAATAGATGCCGTTAAGAATCCAATTAAGTGGAAAAAGATTAAAAACAATGCAAAGAAATATCAAAAAGCTAAAGTAGCACAAGCGCTTAATGATGTAGATCATGCAAAGAGAAAAGAAAAAGGTAAAGCTAATGATTTACCTAAAGAAAAGCTTGAAATTTTAAATCAGGCAAATAAAGCTAAAAATGCTGCACTAAAAGATGCTGCATCTAATGTAGCTCAAAGAATGTCTGATCTTGCTACAACTACAGGTTTAAAAAGAGTTGCTCAATTAGCTAAAACTAAAGCTGCGTTAGCTGCTAATCAAATTGCGCTTAAGGCTGCTGATGGAGAAGAAGCTAGACAATTAAAGATTAAACAAAAGGAATTAGCAACAGATGCTGCAGGTCAACAAAAGGCATTAGCAGATTATGAATCAACTGCAAAGAAAAAAGAAACTGATGATGGTCCTGCATTTGGAAAGGGTGGAACAGAAGAAAAGAAAGAAACTCCAGAACAAAAGGAAAAAAGATTAGCTAAAGAAAAAGCTGATGCTGAAAAGGCAGATGATACTAAAGTAGATGATACTAAAGTAGATGATACTAAAGTAGATGATAAAGGTAAAGATTCTACAACTAGACCCAAAGATGGTAAAAACTCTAAAGCAGATATTATTAAAAGATTTCAAGATCTTTTAGATAAAGAAGAAGATCCTGCTAGCCCAAAAGCAGTAAAGCTTAAAGATAAGATTGCTTCATTACAAAAAGAATCTGAAGAAAGATTTATGAATCCTAAATTTGTTTCTTTATTAGAAGCAGAATTATTAGAACTAGGAAATAACTATAATTATGTAAATGAATCTATTGCTCAGAAATTTTCAAGATTAAGAACAACCATATAACTATGAAACATATAAAATTATTTGAACAGTATATAAATGAAGCGTCTAAAGATGAATTCATGGCAAAGATGGTAAAGAATCCAGTAACAGGCCGTGAAGTTAAAGTTGCTTCAATATTAAGTGATCCTAAAAATCCATTATACAAGAAGCTTAAAGCTAAAGCCGATGAATTAGATGGGGGAGGCAGTGATGAAGCAGTTGAAAAGTTAAAGAAACAACTTGAAGATGAAAAGGAAGAATTAGGTATATTACAAACTCAGCTTAGTGCAGCAGAGCAAGGTGATGAAGATGATGACGAGGACGAGTATGGTGGAATGGGTGTAGATATTGAAGACATTGAAGATGACATAGCTGATGTTAAGAAAACAATAGCTGATCTCGAATTAAAAATCAAAGAAGCTCAAAAATAATTATTAATATGAAATGTGAATGTAAAAACTGTGGCTGTAACAAATCATGTGATTGTACGTGTTGCAACTGTTAAATTAAAACCTTATGTATAAAGTTCGTAAAATAAACTTTGGATGGTATAAAAGGCGGTATGGTATTCTTCTAGAAAACCTGCCGCCTTTGAAGCAAAAATTGCTTTTAAATAACCGTCATATGAAATGGCTAGATTCAGATACCCAAGCTTTTGAAGTTATCTTTAAAGTAGAAGATATGAATGGCCATGAAAAGAATGTTAATAAAGCTATATGGAATCCTTTTAGAGAAACCTTTACTACCCTTAAGCAAATAGAGAAAGATGCTGATTTAATTAAATGGAATTGTGGAATATGTAAAGTTCCTATTAAATCTAGAATGGACTCTAAGAAAGTAGAAAATTTTGTTTGTAGTAAATGTTCTAAAGCCCACAACTCACGGAACGGAAGTGTAGATGGTAGAATTATAGATACATCTGTTAAATTTACTAAACACTGTAAACACCTCCTTAAGAAAGAACAGAGGGAGTTTATGACCTATGCAAAGAGATCATCTAAAGCTTAATGCCTGTTCCAGTGTAATCTTTGGAAATACTCTTAATTTACTACTAGGGGAAGCATTTAAGATTGTAATACCAGAATCTTTTAATTCAGAATTTAATTGATTAAATCCAGGTATGAATTTTTCTTCATACATACTATCAGGTGCTGTTCTTGCTGGATACCCATCATGAAAATGAGTACTCTTACCATTACTTCCCATATCAAACCCTAATAATATTATACGCCTAGCCCCTAAATGATAAGCAAGATTAATTGCAGCATAGCCACTATTGTTACCATGTGCTATAAGTTGAGGATCTGTTTCTATACCAAAAGCCTTACCTTTCTTTAGTATTTTAATATCGGTAGTATATTTACTTCCAGCTTTTACTGTAAATTTTAAACCTTTATAATTGTCTATTTCATTTTTATACCAAGAATAAAATCTAGAATCAGTCCAGTATAAAACATCTGCTTGGGAATGAAACATTAATGCCTTATTGATTGCAATTGTCCTAGAACCTATTAATTTGCTAAAATCAAAATTCTCTAACGAAGGACCACCTCCTATAATATAAACAGTCTCATCTTTAAAGATCTTTTCTACAGTAGTGTATTGAATATCGTCTTTGTGTAGCTCGGGTTCTTCTTTAACTATTCTTCTTCTACTATTTTTTCTTATCCTAGCAGCTTGTGTAGGTGTTTCTTTTTCAAAATGCTTGCCAATTGGTCTACGCTGAATATTAGAAGTATGCTCTACTGCATTAGGTGGTAATACAACTTTTCTAATATTTCTATTTCTTTGCATAGTATTGCTTATTTTTATATTTATTTGAGTGTAAACAACTCTCCTACTTTACCATATAAAAATAAATTAATTCATGCGC